TGGCTGGTGTAGCGAGCGCCGTTCCCGCCAGCAGGACGGCTGCGAGTAGTAGTTTCTTCATCGTCGTTCCTCTCTGTTGCTGCGGAAGTGCAGCGCATCAAGCCGCCCATCCCTAGGCGCGCTGCGCTGGACTACTTGGGCTGGTGGAAGCATGGGCTGGGACATGGGCAGGGCGGTTTTGATCTCGGTTTTTGTCCGAAAGCTAAGTCATTTCAGGTAGATGCAAAAACATTAGGGCGGAACACGGTTCCGCTACTTGGGCGTTTCGTACCGTTCCATTCTGTCCCATGGTTTCCATTTTTCATGTGACCTTTCAGGCATATACGATCAATTGATGGTCCCAGACCGTTTCATTTCGTTTCGTTACGTCCCGCCTTGGAGTATGGGCTGGAGTATGGGCTGGCTTTGGCGGCGTCGCCCATGAGGCCCTTCAAGGCTTCGCGTTTGACGAAGGATCGGCCACCCAATTGAACGACTTCCAGTTTTCCGTCCTTGATCCAACGATACATGGTCGAGCGGCCAATGTTGAGCGCCTCCCGTACCTCGGACAGCTTGTAGGCGGTTCGCTCGGTCATGCTGGCCTCATATTACGACGCCGCCCCATTCAAAGTGGAGCAATGGACGGGGCGGCGCCTTCCGCCGGCGGGGTACGGAAGCCGGCGAAACTCATGGCTTGGGCTCCAGGGCGCGGCGGGCCACTAGCAGTTCGTGAAACGTAGCGGGAGTACCATCAGTATTGAACAGATTGTTGATGCGAGCATATTCCACGTTCCAATCATGCAGGGCTTGCAGTGCCGCCCGCAGCCGCTCGATCTCGGCCGCGGCCTCGGTCATCATTACCCAGCGATTTTCGGGGTTATTGCGATTGCGCAGCCGCTCGGCAATGTCGGTCAACGTGATCTCCATGTGCGGATGCTGCCGCTTTTGGACAGGCCAAACTCTTTCTTGGTGATACGATTGCTTTTCGCGATCAGCGTGATGTCTTTCTTGGTTTTAGCTGAATGACATTGCGCGCAGAGCACAGCTATGTTGTTTAGCCCCACGTCACCGTCGCAGAACGCGGCCGGGTTGACGTGATCGAATTCGTATTCACCGGCGACCTTCTTGAACATGTAGCCACAGCCCTTGGCCTCGCAGCGTCCGCCACAGCGGCGCAGTGCTGCGAGCTTGGTGGCTAGAGTGAATTCAACTCGCGACATCTTCGGTCACCGGATCGTCTTGGAATACGACACCGTTCTCGGTGCCCCACGCAAGCATGCATTCGATCATTTCGGCCATCTGTCCTTTCGATAGCCGCGAAGACGATAGGCTTGCCGGAAACCACGACTTGCCGTCGAGCGACGGCAGCACCTCGACCGGGTGGCCGAGCGACTGCATGAAGATCGATTTCCACTGATCCGGGGTCCAGCGCTGGTCGCGCAGTTCACCGCTGGCTGCGATCTCGGTGAGCATGGCCCACATCTTGGCGTTTTGCTCCAACGTGCGCCGCGGTTTGTGGAATTCAACGATGGTGCCATCCGGCGCCTTTCTAACCGTATTTATGACCCGGTTGCGGATGTTGTAATTGCACAGAATGGCGACGGCGCGGCTCATGCTGCCTCCTGCAGGTAGCGCTTGCGTAGCAAGTCCACCGTGGCATCCAGATCGATGAGGAATTGCACGACCTCCTGCTCTAGGTCGGCGATGCGCTTGTCATCGCGCGGCACGCGGGCGATGTGAAGTTGCATTTCTTCCGGCGCGTCGCGGTGATAGCTGACGAAGTCACACCACTGCCGGCCGGTGCAGGCCATCTGGAACATCATTTGATCCATGTAACCGGGATCGATCTTGGCGCCGAGCCACCTGTCGAGGTGGGCGCTGTCTTGGGGGCACTTGATCTCGCAGAGGCCCTCCACACCGACTAACCCATCAGGCGAGGCGCCGGCCATGTTGATCGTGGGGTGAGTAATGAAGCCCACTTCCTCGATCTCTACACCTTGCTTGAGCGCATAGGCGAAGCGGGCCTCGGGTTCGCATTCGGTGCCATAAGCCATGGCCGCGGATTGATACGTTGCCTTGGGCTTGCCGGTAAGGCGCTCCCATACCAGCGCACTGAGATAATTCTTGCGCCCTGCCGTATAACCTCCAGAACGGGTGACGGCCACGATGTCATGCACGCGACTAGCCGTCACTTTTCCGACCCTCAATTGTCTCCAAGCGTCGGTGCCTTGCTCAATACCGGCTGACGACATGGCAATCTTCCCTCGGAGGATCAAAGTGGTTGCGCCGCTTGTCATGTTGCCCGCGAACCCAACGCCAAACTGAATGTTTGCTGACGTTGAAATGTGCTGCTGCTTCCTCCGCAGTGTCGAAAGACAGCCCTTTGATGTTCCATTGATATGCACCAGGCCGGTTTCGCTGCTGTTGCTGTGCCGTTGCCCATCGAACATTTCCGGGGCAATACCCAAGGCGGTTGTCGATCCGATCCAATGACGTGCCGTCAGGCCGTGGCCCGATGTGGGCATAAAATGCTTCGAATGATGTGATCCATTCTTCGCAGATCGTTACACCGCGGCCGCCCCATCGGGGGAAATCCTTATCTGTCGTCTTGAGGCAGCGTCTTTTCATTTTGGTCCATGAATTATATTCCGGCGTGTATCGCATGCCGTGTTTCAGATTGGGCTTGGCCCACTCCCTACTGCCCTGCTGCATTGTCCACCTTTGGCAGTTTCTTGACGTGGGCCAACGCGACCGCATAACGCTCCGGGGCAAGCTCGGCGATGGTCGGTATCTTGGCGGCGAAGTTGCAGAACCACTCGACGGTGCGACCGCTTTCTGTGATGGCCCTGGTCAGCTCGGCCACTTGATCGTCGGTGAGTTTGTCCGCAGTGGCACCGATGCCATCGTCATCGTCGGTGGCCGACAGGCCAAGTGCGGCCTTGAGGGCGTATCGTTCCAAGTAGGTGACCGTCGATCCGATCTGTTGAATTGGGTTCTTTGACCCCGACGTGTCTGCCGGGCCCGGAAGGCTGTTTTCCTCGCGATAGCCGCCCTTCGACAGAATGCAGGTGACGATGATCTGCTTGTCGGCAACGGTGGTTCGGAACCGATAGCTGATGCCGTGCTTGCTCAGGATCGGCAGAATGGTGCGCTCGATCTCGGCAAGGTCTTCGTGGTTATAGGCGGCCTTGCCGGCGCCATAGCTCACGGTCTTGTTCTTCTTGATCGGCGGGATTTCGGCTCGGGCCGCGGCGATCGCCTCATCAAAAGCCTTGCTAGCTTGGTTGTGTTCCCATCGCTCCTGCAAGGCGAGCAGCTTTTCCAGCGTCTCGGGCGCGGCGCCGCTCATCATGGCGCGGTTGAGCATTTCCATCGGCGTTGCCGCATTGACCGGCATGGAAATTTTCTGCACTTCGAAGGTCATATAAGCACCGCGCACAGCATGAAGACGCTGGCCATGAGCAAAGACAGGGCCACGATAGCGAGGGCGTCGGAGGCGTAGGCGGTCATGTTCAGTAGCAGGTTGTGGTGCATGTACGCATACTGCCGTAGCCCGAGCATGTAGTAGTACAGGTGCGCTGCTGGGCTGTTTGGTATGACCGCTGCGCCATGGCAGTGGTGCTGATGGTCAAAGCGGCGATTGCGAGTAAGACCTTGAGCATTTTCATTCCTCCTCTTGGGTTGCAGGTCATCAGTATCCCCCCTGCTGTTCGTCGAAGCCGTCGCTGTCGGTGATGTCGTAGCCGGTGATGGCGGCGTTATCGTTGGCGGCCTCGGCGCGTTCCTGATCGAGCCGGTCAAGGTCGGCGATGGCTTCCTCTGCCGTTGCGCCCCAGCCGGCGTGCTCCTCTTCCTCGCCGTCATGGTAGGCACACCAATCGAAGCGGCGATCGGGAATTGGCGGGCAGGCACAGTGAACGATGATGTCTGGCCTCTGCTTGTAGACGCGGCGCGTCATGACACCACCTCACCGTCGCTGTCCTGCTCGGCGTCCTTGCGGGCCTGCTCGACCTGCTCGCGCAACTCCTTCACGCGCTCGGCGTCGTAGGGCATGCCCATGCCGAACTCGGCGATCTCCAACCGGAGTTGCAGGCGGCGGAAGTGCTGTTTCGGGGTCATGCCTGCACCTTTGGGCGATGGGTTTTTTCCAGTTCCGCCAAGAAGGCAGGGTCTTGTGCGATGAGCCATTTTCGATAGGCCATCAAGTCACGGAACGGGATCGACCAATTTTTTCGCTGCAAGCAAAGGATGTGTTCTGCGAGCGGATCAAAGATGCGGAAGTGTTGTTTGGGGGTCATGTCACGCCTCCACTTCGGAGACGGTGATGCTGTCGCCAGCCCGCATGGGGCAACCGGCGGCAATGTCGAGGACAGCGGCGCGGATGTCTTCTTCGTCATCCACGATGCGGACATCGAGGGTGCCCGCGTTATTTCGAAGTTCGATCTTGTAGGTCATTTCCGTTCTCCATTGCTCCAATGCAATGAAGCATACAACACGGCGTTGGGTTGTCAAGCGGCAATCCAACCGACGGGTGGAAATAATTGCAACCGGCTGTCCCCAACGTCCCGTAACATTTTGTGACAGAGGCGGTATCGCGCGGCGGGTTACACGAAAATGACATGTGGGTTAGCGTGGGCATGCCGGCCCGCACTCAACCACGGCTAGAAAAGGGGGATTGATGGGACAGGCAATTCGCCCAGAAGACTATGACGCGCCGACGGCCGCAGATGACGCCAATCTGGCCATGCAGCTGGTGCTCCAGCTGCCCCACGACGCGCACGATCACATGCGGTTATT